GTAAGTCTTTGCCGACAGGCACATAAGATATTTTGTCTTCTTGTAAGGTTAATATATCGGTACGTCTTCCATATAGTTTTCTAACAGGACCAAAGGAATCTTCTAAAGGATTAAAGTTGGCTAATCCTAAATTAAACTCGTTAAGCTTATTTACATTGCTTTCATCATTAAAAACACCGCTATAAGTAAGATCCGCAAAACGATGAGCTTCTTTATATATTTGAGAAGATGTAGTGGATACGCGGTTGCCAAACTCAAGCGGTTTACCGCTTATTGAGTCTCTAATTTTATAGCTTTCAATACCATTTCCAAATGAAATACAGTTTGAAAAACCTGTTTCAATAATGGCGTCTTGCGCTGTAACCGTTCCCGAGTTGTCAAAGTCTATAATTTGATCTTGTAAGCTTCCTAAATGCTGACCCAATGCGTCAATAGAAAAAGATAAGTCGTTTTCAAACCAAACATCTGGCAAGGCGTCTTGCGGCTGGGTTTCAAAAACAATTGAAGCTGTCGCTCGGGTTACTACTATATCAATATCTAATCGAGAAGGATCTTCTCCGCTGCATCTTTGTCCTCCAGTAACACCTAAAAAAGTTTTACCTGTTGATGAGTTTTTAAAAAACTGCATGCTAAAACTGCCATTTCCTCCCGTCATAGAAGAGGAATCTGGATCAGAAGAGCTTGAAGATAATGTATTGTTATATTGAATGTTTTGCCCATTATCAAAAGATAAATCTTGAGAGGCCCTTCCTTGAATAAAACTTGAGTTTTTTTGTATAGCTCCAGTTGTTAGTGTCCCTAACCCTTCCCCATCAAAAAATGCTTTAAAATTATCATAAGGAGTGTCAGTAGTAAATTCTTGCTCGTATGTCCATAATAAATTTTCACAGTTTCCTCCTCGGTTTCTAAATGGTCGACCAGGCCTATTGGAGGACATTCTAATTTCAACAACACTTCCAACAGGAAGAGTATAGTCAATGTTGGCGGTAGCACCCGTCCCTGCTGGATTAACTACGGTCACTGGGTAATAAACTATTGGACTCTGCTGTAGCACTGTGCCGCTTGCAGTTAAATTTCCATAGGTAATTAAAGTATTAGCTAACGTGTCAACACCAAAATTAGTGGGAATCATTTTCATATAAACCCCTGGCGGCGCTTCTATTGTAGTGCTCGTATCTAAAGGATTTGTATAACTAATAAACCCTTTTAATTGAGTAGTTTTTTCTAAAACCACTGCTACAGCGCATTGAGCTAAAGCCCCTGAAGTATCTCTTTTTACAATTAGCCTGTCTCCTTCCTCTACTTTATTAGCGTTTTCTCCTTGCAATAAAAAATAAACAGGAGCAGCATTGTCCTCTTGTACAAACTGAGAAACATAAATTGTTTCGTAAGTTGATTTACTTGATTTAATACAAAACTTGTAGCGAGTAGCCCAATAAGGCGCAACTTGAGCGGGTGACGCTCCTTGACCTCCTGGGATGTTAACTGTTATTTTATTAAGATATACAGATTCTGAACATGTAGTGTGAGTTGTGTTAAAAGGACCGACTAAAGCTGTAGAAGAACGATTAAAATCATCCATATAAACAATACCTATTTCATAATCTCGGTTGCTATGTAGGCTGTAATTGTTGTTGGTGTTTGTGTATAAAGCTGTAGCTCCTATAATTTGATAATATTCATAAGTAATATTTGCGCCGTCTACCCACTTCATTGCTAAAAGTTGAAGCCCAATAGTCTCTTCATCAGGAAAAGCAAATATAGTGAAAGCTTGACCTGCGGCAGTTATCCCGCTGTCTGTTTTAGCAAACGAACCTAAAGTAGCTGGAATTGCGCAATTAAAAGCATCTGTAAATGTATTGCCGTTACACGAATTGGGAACTGTTTGAATGTTAGAAGAAGTTCCGATGGCGTTTATAAAATGAGTGTCAGTTGCTAAATCATAAACGGTGTCATAATCTTTTACTAAAGAATAATTAAAATCTACCGTCACCCCTGTTGTTAAAGAAGTAGGAGCAACACCAGCGTCGGTATAAAAAGATAAGTGCATAAAAGTAATTTGCCACGAAATTATTGATCCTTTTTTTAAAGGTCTGCCTTGAAAATCAATGGTAACAATTGAGTTGGTAACACCTCCTGCTTGTCCAAAAGTAAAGTAACCGTCACTAATTGTCTCGTTTAAAGCGGTTGATATAAACTCGTCGTTATCTAATGTAAGATTATAGGTAAAATTTACCGCTCTATTTTGTCTGTCTTTTAAATTATATCCTTCATAATAATTACCATAAACCAATCTATTACCCATTAAAGTCTGCGCTTGGGCTTTTAAAGGAACATTGTCATAAAGTCGTAAAATTTCTGACTCAGGTAGAACCGTAAAAATTTTTTGATCTTCAAAAACAAAAGTAAAAAGACTTGGCGTGTTCGGTATTCCTTGTTCAGCTTTATTTAATCTTTCAATTATTTTTATTGTACCGTCATTCATGTCTTTGTACAACAATTCTATTCCAACAACTAAAGGGCCGCCTGGATCAAATGTTATTTCTACAACGTTAATTTGATTTAACATCCCTTCATTTAAAAAACTTGAAGAATTAAAAGCGTATGTTCCTGCTAAAAATGCAGGAGAACTAAATTGCGAAGTGGCTGAAAACTCTCCGTTTTGATATTCGTATCGGTATCCAAAACAAAGAAACCTATCTTCTAAAAATGTGCTTCCATTGTTTTGAGTTTTAGTAACAATGGTAGGTGCAGCAGCAGGTGGTTTTTTTATTACTAGTATACTTTCAGCGCTAAATTGATCAAGATATGACATGCTATATAGTTAAAGTATAAGTTACACCATTAAACAAAGTAAGCCCAGATAAAGTTACAGATCCAATGCTCTCTGGGTTAAAAACATTTCCGTTGTCGTCAGTTAATTGAAATGGAGCTGGTTGATAACGAGAAAAATATGTTCCACTCGATCCATCACTGCCTGTTATATTTCCACTTAATATACCTGTTCCAGGATTTCCTGTGCCTGTTGCTGAGATTATTCCTAATGAAACAGCTGTAGATGATCCCCCTACTTGAGTAAACATTGTAAGAGCTATTCCGCTAGAACTATTAGCTCCTTGTATCCCAAATCCTCTAGTTTCTTTTACTGCTGTTACAGTTAATGTGTTTAGAATTCCTGTATAGCATCCTGTTCCTGGTAAGTTAATTTGAGTAGTGGTAGGCGCTGCACCAGCCCCGACAGCAGTCAATGGGGTTGGACACCCATCTACTGTACCTTGGTGAAATCCAACTATAGTTATACCGCTGTTTGTAACTGACCCAGCTGTAAAAACAAAAGCAACCTCTCCAGTAGGAGTTAATCTAGTGGCATTGTTAGAGATAGGTTCACCGTAAGCATTTTTAACATTTAAAAACCGAGGAGGATTTAAAAAATCTGTAAAAAATAATAAGTCGCTTACTTTGTCTGTACCTGTTATTAAAAACTGAGGATTAAAGTTTAAAGTAGTATTTTGACCACCTCCGTCGTCAATGCTTACTATATGATAAACAATTTGACTTGTGAGCGAATTAAAAGAAACAATCATGTCAAGCTTTCCTGTGTCGCCTAAGCTAAAGTTGGGGTCATGTACAAACCAATATAAAGTCTCATTAGCTCCATCTTCATAAACACCAATTGCTCTAGCTTCGCTGCTTAAGGGAACATTTGTATTAGTGTTTGGATCAATAAAATAAAGCTCAGTTAATTGGGTATTACCTTTGGCGTTTTCCACAGAACCAACCTCAGAGTCTTCGGTAGATCCGAGCCTTACATTTAACGCATCAACATATTCTCCGTTACGGAGCAGCCTTTCATCAAGGCTTTTATTCATACGCCCTAATACAAAATTTCTTTGTGTTTTTGCCATTTTATTTTAGCCACTTGTTTTCACCTCTTAAATTCATTAATAATCTGCTTGGGTGGATATTGCTTAATCTTATTTTGGCGTTTCTTAAAAGGGCTTGTTTGTCTTTACGTGCTCTATTAACAATATATTCTTGAACACCAAACTTACTGTTAAGTAACGCGTATTTAATGTATGCGTAAATATATTCTTCAAACATTTTGTTTACACTTACTGCGTCGTCATTACCATTTTCCATCCCATCAGATATATACTGTAATATGCACTGTTGGTTTGCCATAGTAGAGTCAAAATTAATTACTCCTGCTTTTCTGTCGATAGTAAAGGTGGGATTGAAGTTAGCTGTTTCTGTATTTAATCCATAACGAGCTCCAATACGAGAACTATCAAAATCAGAATCATAATTATTAAATCCTGGATTAGCGTTTTCATCATTTAAATTGTTTAAATAAATACTTTCTAATGTTCCATTTGTTCGTGCTGTATCAAGTGAAGATGTTTGTGTATTAACATTATCGTCTGCGTCATAAGTAAAACTTGAAGTTCCAGTTTGAGCAAAAGATGTTGCCGATTGAACTTGAATGTTTTCAACTAAATCTCTTATCACATTATCTTTAAACAATGACAACTTAACCCAATTAACAAAATCAGGAGGTAAAACAAATTTTAAATCATCATATACAGTAAGCTCTAACGCTTTTATAATTTTAAACGCATCGTAATTTAGTTCTTGTATACCACGTTTTGCGTGAAATAAAATTTGAAATCTATTTGTGTTGTTTATTAATTGATGGTTTCCTTGATACATCAATAAAAAATTAGTTACCACGTCTAGCAAGCTAACGTATTGATATGAGCCCCAATTTGAATCTGTTGGCACTACGCCATCATTAGTATAATATTTTTTTTGATCTATATAAGCCATAATTATTGTTGTTGATTTTGCATTTGTTCTTCAATTTGTCCAAACTTAAACACGTCTCCTTCTCTAATAGATATACCTGCGTACTGTAATATTTTTGCAACTAAATCATTAGCGTCATCAATAGGTAATTCAAAGTCTTGAAAATCAGCTTGACTTTGATCAAATACAGGAGCTCCTCCTACAATTGTAGTAAACGTCCACTTTGGATCTAAAGGATATCTAATATATTGTGAGGACACGTCAGTAGCTCCGTTAAAAGTAGCTGGCAATACCGTTACTAAGTTTCCTTGTAAAGTATAAGCTGGATAGTTAACCGAAGGAGTTGTTAAAAGAGAACTGCTCAATAAGGTAATTTTGCTTTGTGAAACTCTTTCTGCTTCTCCTTTAAACAGCCCTCCACTTGAACATAAAACTTTGTTTATTATATAGTAGTCAGAAGGCAAAGTGTATACGTTAGCAGCGCTTTGCGTTAAATTAGCGGTAACTGAAAAAGAATCAATTACCTCTTCATATCCTTTTTTAATATCCGCGTATCCTGTTCCTGAAACTCTAGCGTTTTCTTCGTTTATTTGTTGGTTATAATTTATAAAATATTCATCAAACAAATCTAACTGTGCTTGTTTGGCAAATAAATTAAAATCACTCGGTGAAATATACCCGTAATTATTTTTATTAATAATCGCTAATACGGTGTTGCGTACAGAGTTTATCATTAGTAATCAATTTGTACAAAGATACGCAAAA